AGGGCTGCCAACCCCCTCACGGTCGTCAGGACGCCAGTGAAGGCCCCGCCAAGCGAAGCCGTTATCGCAGTGCCGGTTGTGGCCGCTGCTGTCGTGATAGCTGTGAAGGTAGAGATTACCGTCCGGAGGAACTGGATACCTATGAACGCTTCCAGCGCGTGCCATGGCGTAACAAAGCCACCTAGGGCATCGTTCAGCTTGCCGAGCTGCTGCGTTATGCTGTCGATACCCTTCCCAATCGACTCCCACGGTATGTCGAGCGGGCTACTACCGGTCCGCTTGAACGCCTCGTAGTCCTTCAGCAGCAATTCCAACGCGTAGGCGATCGAGCCGATCATCAACCAGCCCGGCTTCATGAACGCCGCGCCGATTACTATGATCGCTTCGGCCACCGCCGTCTGACTTGCGGTCAGGCTATTGAACCAGCCCATAATGTCGTGCGCCATATCGAGCACGCCAGCAGTGACCTTGCCAAGCTCGGCGAAGACCTTACCGATAATCGCGCTGATCTCTCCGGCGTGCGCGTCTATGAAAGCGGTGACGGTAGTGAATCCATTCGTGATGCGGTCTACGTAGTCAGACGATATTCGGCTCCAGATAGCGTTCAGCCGCAGGTTCAGATCCCGCCACGCGTTCTCCATCTTGACGGATTGCTGCGCGAAGGCGTTCGGGTCGAATCCGAACATCCGGTTGACGAGGTTGAACTCGCCGACGCCACCTCCTGGTCCGCCACGATTAAGCGCGAGGAAGAAGTCATCACCAAAAGCGCTAAACCGAGCGCGCATCACGCGCTGCATCTCGGTTGTCTGAGCGCGGTAGTTGTCGCTGAACTTCTGAAGCGACGCGCTGTTTATAGTTTCGGAGCCTGTTATGTTGGCGAACATTGCCCGGATTGCCGGGTTGTTCCGCATCTCGTCTGCCATATGCGTTATGGCAGAGAGCGTCTGCTCAGGAGCTAGGCCCAGCTTGGAGAAAGCAAAGGCTAGAGCGTCAACGTCTGAGACAGAGTCTCCGATACGCTGCGCTAGATAGTACATCTTCTCGGAGCTGCCGGCCATCTGAGCAACGGCCGCAGTCACTCCACCAGCAGCGGCAATGAGACCGGCGCTTAAACCAAGAACCGCCTTGGACATGGACTCGACGGCGTCCATGAACTTACGCTGCGATTGCTCATCAACACGGTATCCCAATACCGCAAGGTATTCTGCGATCGAAACGGAGTCAGCCACCGCGCTTCTCCGTCACCCGCTCCGCGTCCTCGCTGTAGTGCTCGCACCAGTGATCAAACGGCGCGATCGACAGGTCAGACTTCGAGCTTAGGCACTCGGCAACATAAGCCGTGCTGATCGCCTCCAACGATCCTGGCCACCAGAACTCGCAGTATCGGCAGCATTTGTTGGCCACAGGTCAGTCCGACGTTGACCTGGTTGCGGCAGTGAATGAGTCGACCCGGACGTCTTTGACCGGGCCGTCCGCTGGCGCCTCGTCAGGCTTTTTCAGTAAGGCAAGGACTTCGTTGAGCATGGCCTCAATTCCGTCTATCCTGTCAGACATCTCCAGGAGGTCAGGTCCTAGTCTAGCCAGCTTCTTGTTGCGCTTAGAATTAGGACTCCACTTCTCGTTCCACTCTTTGGCAAAGGCGTTCGCCCTATCGATATCGGCCTTGTCTAGATTCCTGATCAGGTGTTCCCGGTAAATGGCCGCCTCGGTTCCTGGAGCGCCTAGATCATCCATCTGGTAATAACCATCCGGTCCTATACCCAGCATAACTATCTCCCCGGTAAGCTTCTATTAGTCAGACGAAGACCTGGTTGCGGCGGTGAATGGGTCAACCTGATTGTGTTGGTCCGGTCGAGCTGCTTCCTGCATCGCCCTCAGCTCGGCGTCAGACGGAACCTCCATCTGCATCAACCGCTCAAAACTCTTCCCGGCTACAAGACCTACTTGCTCATCCGATAAGTTAGGACTCCTAAGGCGAATCTTGTCTCGGAGGATAACCCACAGCCTATCACGCCAGTCTCTCGTGTCGTCCATCTGTAGTTCCTTTACTGCTAACGGAAACACCGGCCAGGGCGGTCCTGACCGGCGCTCCAGCGCTTCGGAAAAGTAGTAGAATGCGATGAAGAAGCATCGCCATCCCTATCTATGCTCAGCCGAGACCCGTGGCAAGCTCCCTCACCTCTGTCGGTTCGCTTCCTGCGCGCGCCTCTCGTTCTCATCGCTCACGTCAAGCGCATCATTCATCCGCGCGATATCGGCCAAGTCCAAAGCCCCGTTCTTCAGACTCTCGTACATGCACATCCCGCGAAGTACCGGCCTGACTAGCCAATCTTCATCGTCGGGAAGGCTGATAAGTTCCCTTGGCTGGATATATCCGTCTGGGTAGGTAACTGAGAAGCTGAGGGCGGGGCGCGCATAAAATTGCCGAGGTTCTCCTGAATGACCTGCCAGGAGATTTGTAGCAACGCCATCGCGTCAATGTGGTCGAACATTAGGCGCTTGGCGCCGTCGTGCCATATCGCCGCCCACTGCGGGCCTTGTTGGATCTGGACAACCGCAACGCAACGCTGCGTCACGTAGTCCACGTCCTTCTCGTCCATATCGGCGAGACCCTGGATGACCGGCTCCATGAGCGAGAAGAACCCGGCTGCGTCGCCTCCATCCGGGCGGAACGCGGCACGTGCTGTGTTCGGGGCTAGCTTGGCGATTAAAGGAGCTATCTTGCGGACGACGTGAAGTTGCTCAAACGCGCTGAGCTGACGGTTCGTTCGAAAATTGTGCTCGCCTATAGTGAACTCGATCATGCGGCGAGGTTTCCGCTACCGAGCGTCTGGAAGAGACGGCCGACTACGAACGGCCATTCAATGGTGTTTGCGTCCTTGGCCCACAGGTTAGGAGGCTGGCGGCGGAACGCACATTGCGCACAGGTGGTCACATCGCCTCGCGCAAGATCGCTGATGACGATGGTGTTCAGGCCGGTATTAGCCGATGAGGACGCCTGAAAGTCATAGAGCAGCGATAGGAGCTGGTTCGTCGGCGATACCTTCAACACGCGGAAGATAAGGTTGGCACCCTGCCCCGCATGCAACGAAATCATAGGTGAGCCATCGGCTCCTATGACCATCGTAATTTTGTCCTCGATCATCTCCATCGAGATGCCGCCTTCGCCAATACCAGCGTCCTGGCCAAGCGGAAACGAACCGCCTGGGCCGGTAATGGAACACATAACGTCTACGAAACTATAGGCGGCGTAGATTGCGGCCATTTACTTAGTCTCCACCTATATGATTAGGATACTGTCATCTGTTAACGTTCAGGATCACGGAGCTGTAGTGGACTGCCCCGGCTAGCTTCACGGCACATTGTATCGTCGGAGCGATACGTGCCGCTCTCTGACTTTCCGATATCGTGGCAACCGAAGGAGCGAAGACGTAGAAGCCGGTGCTGAGGAACTGCCCCTCGACCAACGTTCCGAACACAGCCGCAGTCTGCCAAACGCCCGGCGCTATCAACCCATTATTCACACCATCAAGCATCGCGTCGGAAACAATGGTGGCAAGAACATGAATCCCAGGATCAGTCATCGGGATCTTAGTGCCGACCGTATAGAGTTCGTTGAACACATTGGTCTGCACGTTGTTCTGCAACCAGTCCAACCCGTGTCGCTCGTCAATGAACGCGCCGCCGCACATCACGCCCTGCTGGACAATGTTGGCTCCGTTCGAGTACGATACGTAGACGTTGCAGTTCTTCGAGTTGAGAGCCTGCGCCTGGTTCTCGTTCAGCGTCTCCGGCGTGATCGTCGGCTCTTGCTGGAACTTGAGCGTGATCGTCGAATTCGAAGCCGTGAAATTGACAGTAAACGCGCGGCCGAAGATCGAGGCGCAAGCGTATAAGCTCATGGATGAGTATTGAATGAAGGTATGCTGGAGGTCGAAGCCCATAAGCACGGACGCGAGGTCCGTCGTCTGGGTCGGATCTGGGACCGCCGCTTCCTGCGTCGTGATGCCGAAGATGCGCGATGGACTCTGCGCTTCGATCAGATTGGCGACGGCCTCATACTGCGAGTCTGTGATATCCGTTGGCAGCACAGGCGCGAACATCACGCCATACCAAGCGTTCGACGCGGCCACGAGCGCGGTCATGCAGGCCAGCGGGGTCTCGGCTGGAATGCCTGGGACCGGAGCGGATGCGCCAGACGCGGCTGACAGGCCGGCTAGCGTGGAGATATCGGTTCCGGAGCCGGCTGGCGTGGCGAAACTGACCGCGCCGCCAGAGCCGGTGGCGATGCCCCGTATCTTGAATCGGCTGTAATTCGCATCCCACGTGCATTGAGAGCCAGCCGGCAGCGAAGCCTGGATGATTGACGCGACCGAGTTCATGTTGGTGGCGGAGGAGAAGTTCAGTCCCGTCATTGCATAGGGCGTGCCGTCGATGCTGATATCGAACGAGCCGTTGGTAATGACGGTCCACGTCGTGATGATCTGGGTTGCGGTAGCGAGCGTTGCGCCATAGAGCCAGCCATAAGTCGCAGCCTGCGCCCAGCGTCCGACGTAGAGGAATGCTGGCTGCGGAGACTGGGAGAAGAACACCGTAGCGGCCGTTACCTCGGGGCCTGTGCTGCCGAAGTCTGCCTGTACAGCGGTCAGTGACGAGTAAGCTCGGAAGCGCTCGCCGACGTTGATTACGCCCTCGGTCGGGCCAACGATCATCAGGCTGCCGAAGTTGCGTAGAGGAACGGGCAGCGGTGTCAGGTTCACACTGACCTGGACAACATCGCTCACATTGAGCCCACGAACGGAACCGGACATAGGCTACTCCTGGAAACTTTAGAGAATGGACGCGGTAATCGTGCATGTCAGACCGGTGTCCGTGATGAAGTTGACAGGGACAGCGCCGACAGCTGTGATCGCGTAGCTACGCTCGACCATTCTCACGAATGACAGCGGCAGGTCGCTCCGCTGAAGCATCGCCGCGTTAACTTCCTCGCCTAGATGAACGATCTCATCGGCGCTACGCAGCTTGATGCCGGTGTTGAATTCGAGAAGGCGCGCGTTCCAATTGAGGTAGAGCGCGTCGCGGAGGACGCCTGCATTGTAGGACGAGGACGGGCCATAGAATGTCGCCAGCACGTCCACACGCTCGTAGCGATGCGCCGTGCCGTATGTAACGGTGTCCTGCGTCCAGAACGGGTAGTCGTAGCCGTGGTAGGACGTGATGCCGATCGCGCACCAATCGGTTCCCGGCACTGGCATAGTCGGAGGGACGGGCTGCCAGCGGGGGAAGATGAGCGTCGGCGGCATCCCGGTCAGGCCGGCTACGAGGGTCTGGAAGATGGCGGCGAGCGCTGCGTCGTTTGGTGTGGCGTCGACGCTCGGGGAGAGGTAGCCGGACATGGCAATCCTCTCCAGTCATGCTATATTACCAGCGGCGTTGATTAAGAGGGGGCCGGCTTCGGTCAGGGGAATGGACCCTGAGTATAAACCGCACTTACACAGCCGGCGCTGCCGGCGCGTGGGACTTTCGCGGGAAGCGCCGGTATCCTC